CCGCAAACAGAGGTTGTAGATGTTTGTGGTGCAGGAGATACTTTTTTGGCAGCATTGTGTTTTGAATATTTAAACACAAATTCAATAGAAAAAGGTATTGAATTTGCAGTACTAGCTTCTAATATTACTGTAAAACATTATGGTGTATATGCACCTTCACTGAAAGAAATAAATGAAAATATTATTGACAGGGTATAAAGGATTTATTGGCCAAAACTTCATTGAATTGACAAAAGGCCAAGGGCATGAAATCACATTGTTCGAGTGGGGTGATCCTGAACCTCAGGTGAAAGGTCATGATTGGGTTGTTCATTTAGGTGCTGAAACTTCAACAACTGGTAATGATATTGAAAAATACATGGCCAAGAATTATGATTTTAGTAGATGGCTTCTTCACCAATGTGTAACTCATAAAGTCAATTTTCAGTATGCTAGCTCCGCTTCTGTATACGGAAGAGGTCCAAATTTCAAAGAAGATGGGTCTGTTGATCCACGGTCTCCTTATGCGTGGTCTAAATACCTATTTGATAGAGAAGCGTTTTATTCTGACGAAATTATTATACAGGGCTTCAGATATTTTAATGTGTATGGTCCTCATGAAGACCACAAAAAAGGTCAGGCTAGTCCATTTCATACATTCAAAAAACAATTTGAAGAAAATGGTAAAATTGTATTATTTGAAGGTAGTCAGGATTTCTTGAGAGACTTTATTCATGTAGATAGAGTCATTGAAGTACATATGGCATTTATGGATATCAAAGAAAGTGGTATTTGGAATATTGGATCTGGAAGACCACAGAGTTTTTACGATGTAGCCAAAATATATACTGATAATATTGAGTTTGTTCCAATGCCAGAACAGATTAAAAAACACTATCAACCATACACCTGTGCCGACCTGACCAAGCTGAAAAAAACGCTAAATATCTAGTTTTTGTAAAACATAAATACTTAAAAATTCAAGGGCGGATTCATGGCAACAAAGGCAAATATTATCATTGATCAAGGCACTACATTCAGTACTTCAATAAATTTGACCGACGATAATGGTGATGCTATTGATCTTACTGGATACACCGGTAGAGCCCAAATGAGAAAGCACTATACCTCTTCTAATTCACAGTCTTTCACTGTATCATTACAATCGTCTAATGGTATTGTAACTTTGAGCTTAACAGAGACTCAAACTGCAAATTTGACGGCTGGAAGATATGTGTATGATGTTGAGATTGTAAGTGGTGCTAATGTTGTTTCAAGAATAGTAGAAGGTTTTGTAACGGTTACACCAGAAGTGACGAGATAATGTCAATCAACGATGCTACAGTAAAATTTACTGCAAGATCAGGTATTAATGCTGTTGTTAAGACAAGTGGTGGTCAAATCCAGGCTAGCTCTCCAGTTTCGCTTAGAACAGGGAGTAACAGGTTGGATGCTTTAGATGATGTGGAAGAGTCTTCTCCAGTTAATGGATCGACACTCGTATACCGTGCTTCAGACGACAAATACGTAGTTCAACAAATTACATTTGAAAATGTATCAGGCAACCTTGACGGTGGTACTTTTTGATATTTGCCTAAAAATTATAGGAAGAAAAAATGGCAAATAATCTAATACAGATTAAAAGATCGTTAAACACAGCATCTCCTGGCTCACTGGCAAATGGTGAGTTAGCTTACACAGCTAACGGCGATGTGTTATTCATAGGTAGTAATAATACTCTTGTTCCAATTGCTGGTAAAAGAGATCCAGGCGTACTTACTGCAAATCAAGCACTGGTTACAAATTCAACTAGCTGGTTAGATGCTGGTAAATTTGCAAACCTTTCAATAGAAAAATTATATGCAAATGGAAGTCACGGCACAGCTGGATATCTATTACTTACTGGTGGAAGTTCGTCTAATGCATATTTTGTAGATCCTACTACTGTTCAAACATACGTTGGTGGATCTAACACAGAAATCCAATTCAACGACAGCGGAACTTCCAACGGTTCTTCTGCTTTCACTTTTGATAAGGATACCAACACAGTTAGTGTACTAACTACGCTACAGGTTGCAGGAAGTGTAACACTTGGTGAGACGTACATTCTTGTTGGTAATAGCACTGTTAATACGTATGCTAATGCCACGTTTTTCAGAGCTAATAATGCTACTATCGCAAATGCTTCTATTACAAAGATATACGCCAATGGTGCATTTGGAACAGATAATCAAGTTCTTCACAGTAATTCAACCGGTGGGTTATATTGGTCATCTTCAGGTGACATTACTGAAGTAGTTGCTGGTGATGGTCTAACAGGAGGTGGTAGTACTGGTTCAGTCACGGTAGATGTTGGTGCTGGTAATGGTATTGAAGTGAATGCTACTGCAGTTGCGGTCAGAGCTAACAATGGTATAGTTGCTAACTCTACTGGTGTTTTTGTTAGCGCTGGTAATGGAATTGCTTCTAATTCCACTGGGGTTCATGTTGTTGCTGGTACTGGTGTCGTATCTAATGCAACCGGAGTTCATATTGGTCAGGCTGTAGGAACAACAGATAATGTTACGTTCAATGATCTGATTATCAACGGTAATACCACTATTGGTAACACTAGCAGTGACGTAGTAACATTCAACGCTTCAGTCAACAGCAACATCCTTCCTTCTGCAAACATTACTCATAGCATTGGTAACAATACTCTAAGATTCTTAGAGATCCATGCACAGAATGTTCATTCAGAATATCTGTATGTTGATAGTGATGTCACAATCAGTGGTAACCTCATAGTTTCTGGTAATCTTGTAACAGTAAACGTATCAACATTATCTGTTACAGACTCGTTGATTCAGTTAGCATCAAATAACACTTTAAGCGATGCTTTAGACATTGGTTTCTTTGGTAGTTATCAAACTGGTGGTGGTGACCATGAGCACACTGGTCTTTTCAGAGATGCTTCTGATGATACGTATAAGTTGTTCAAAGGATTAACAGTATCACCTACTACGACTGTAGACACATCGAACAATACGTATCAGACAGCAACACTACAAGCATATTTAAACTCGAGTGGATTAGTAACCAATGCTACTCATGTAGCTCTCACTGCTAACAGTACTGTTAATGTATCTATCACAGCTAACTCTTTGTCGCTTAGTAGTCCACTAACTGGTGGTAACGGTGGTACTGGGTTATCTACCATTGCAAATAATTCTATCCTTGTTGCTAATTCTACAAACGGATACTCAGCACTTGCATTAGGAAGTGATGGATACGTACTGCAATCAAATGGAACTACTTTGGTGTATGCTACTCTTGATGGAGGAACATTCTAGTGGAAGCTGAATTTGTTAATGTTTATATCTCAAAGCAAAAAGCGTGGATTGAAGATTTGACGGCAAGATATATAATGCTTGATACTAAACTTCAGCTAGCCGAAACTAGAATGACTCAGCTAGCTGAACAAAACACTCTGCTAAATAGCAGACTAGAAAAACTAGAAAAGCAAAACGGCAAGAAAAAAGTCGATTCAGTTGAAAATAGTTTTTAGCTCTATATAGAGTCTGAGGAGCCATATGGCTAATAAATTACAAATCAAACGTACGACTGTAACAACTCGTACACCAAACACTACCAACGTCTCTAATACTGCATTTATAGACACTGGCGAGTTAGCCCTCAATCTTACTGATGGTAAGATGTTTTCGTCTAATGGAACAGCACATTTTGAAATAGGGGCTAATGTAGAAAATCTCAGAGTGACATCTATAGCTACTATCACTTCAATATCTGCTAATGGATCTCAAGGTTCATCAGGACAAGTATTATTTTCAAACAGTACAGGAGTTTACTGGGATACACCAACAACCGGTGTTGCCGAAGCCACAGCTCTTGCTTACGCTATTGCATTAGGATAACAAATGCCTAGTAATTTCAGAAGATATTTCTATCAGAGTGTTGGGACAGCTAACACAATAGTTTATAACCCAACTACTACAGGAATTCAGTCCACAATTATTGGATTTTCTTTGTGTAATAAAACCAACAATACAATAGAAGCAAGTGCTACTTTTTCTCAGGGGGCAAATTCTGCTAACGCCGGAGCTAATACAGTGTACTTAATAAAGAGCGTGGTGATTCCTGCAGGATCTTCTCTTGTTGTAGTTGGTGGAGATCAGAAACTTGTACTCACAGCAAATAGTACATCAAGCGATTATCTAGAAGTATCAAGTAACACAACTACTTCAATAGATGTTATGTTATCAGTTTTAGAGGTGACCTGATGGCTTATCTAGGAACTCCAGTACAAAATTACGAAGAAACGTATGAGACAAGATCGGATGTATTTTCTGGTAATGGAAGCATCACACAGTTTACACTAACATATCCAGTCACAAAAACAATTGATATAGAAGTTGTTGTTTCTAATACTCAACTGAACCCATACAATGGTGCATACTCTGTTAATGGTACAACGTTGACTTTAGGTACTGCAGCAGCATCTGCTTCAAATAATGTTGTCGTTACATATAGAAGTTTTTTCAGAACAAGTCCTATACTAAACTCTAGTGCAATAATTACAGATTATATTGCACCACTAGCTGTAACAACAACCAAACTTGCTGCACAAGCTGTTACAACAGAAAAAGTAGCTAACACAATAACTTTTGGTAATGTGACTCTTTCAGGACCAACTACTGCTGCAAATAATATTTCAATCAATACAAGAGCAACGTCTGCAAATCATGCAACACAAAAACAGTATGTGGATGCATTGACGATCATCTTTGGAGCATAATAATGGCACGTAAATTTGTATCAAACTATTCTTTCACCCCAGGCACCAGCACTGTAAAGGTTCAGGGGTTCGTTCCAAAGAATAAATTCTTGATGATTACTCATATTCCTACTGGAGCAGTTATTCATCAATTTGCATCACCTGAAAATGGAATCTCATCTCATAGTTTTAACGATTCTTCAACTGATTTAGATTCTACATCCGGTGTCACTACTATTGTGCTTGAAAATCCTTGTACAGGTATGAACTCAAGTGACTCACTTCAGATTGTTATCGAAGAAGATTACATTACTACAAGACCTTTTGATTTTGGAACAGATGCCATCGAAAGAGCTAGAGTTTCAAATCCAGAAAGTCTTATTGATGCTGACTTTGAATATGGACTACAAGGTACTAAGTGGCAAACATATCAATCGTTAAATAATATTCCTGGTATTTACGAGTTACCTGGTCAGGATATTCCAGTTTCTAATGTAATTACTAATAACACTTCTCCTTTTTCTACGATCACAGTTACTGCTTCGTCGGCTCATGGTCTTTCTAATGGAAATGCTATTACTATTGTTGGTCTGGAAAATGATCCACCTACATCTGCAAGAGCAGAAGGATCTTTCTTAGTTACAACTTCTAATTCTACGGTATTCACATACCTGGCTAAGGGTTATGTTGGTCCCGCTACTAATAGTACTTTATTTACTCAAGCAACTTTAGTTAGAAAAGCTGGATTTTATACTGGCGCAAGTGTTCCTTTTAATGCTATGTTATCAGATGGAGCAAATCCATCAGTAATCACTGCAAACACTTCTACACCACATGGATTAGTTCCAGGCCACCCCCTTACAATTACAACTTCAACGACTGGTAACAACCATACACTTCTCAGAGGTAGTTTTTTTGTAAGTTCAATTCCAACATCGAACTCATTTACATTTACGGCATTGTCGGGTGGTATTGTTGGTGCTGGATTAACCAACACCAATGTGACGGTATACTCAAGAACTGATGCTTTCAACATCCATAGACCTTTTGATGGTGGTGTTCTGATTGGTCCTGATAGTTGTGCACATGGAGCTCAGGTACTTCGTCAGTCCAAAAAGTATTTTAGATACCAATCAGGTAAAGGATTGCTATGGACATCTGGTACCCTATATCAGCCAAACTATGATGTTGAATCTGTAACATCCTCTGGTACATCTATTGGTGCTACGATTACTATTAAAACAGAACAGAATCATGGATTACAGTCCGGAGCTACGGTCAAGCTGACTGGAACTGATACTTCTGGTTTTGCAAACACATATGCCGTTGGTACAGTTGTTTCTGACCAAGAATTTACAGTAACTGCTTTGACAGCTCTTGGTGCTACCTCATGCGTGTTGAGTTCACAGCCAAGAATCGTGGTAACAGGTTGGCACGGGTCTTCGATTAGAGCAGGTATATTTGACGATCAAAATGGATTGTTCTGGGAGAGTGATGGGCAGAAGATATATGTTGTCAAAAGGAGTTCAACATTCCAGCTAGCTGGTACTGTTTCAATTTCTAACAATAGTACTACAGTCACTGGAAACTCATCAAGATTTGCTGAACAAATCAGAGCTGGAGACAGAGTTGTCATCAGAGGTCAATCTAGACTAGTTACAGAGGTAGCTAACAACACATTAATGTATGTCTCTCCTCCACTTCGCATCTCTGGTGCTACAACGGTTTCAGGTATTAAAGGTGCTTTAACAATTGATAGCCGTGTTCCTCAAGAAGATTTTAATCGTGATAGGGTGGATGGTACTGGTGACTCAGGATACAACTTTAACTTTAATAAGATGCAAATGACTGGCGTACAATATTCATGGTACGGAGCTGGATTTGCTGATTTTATTATTAGAGGACTAAACGGTGATTTTGTATATGCACATAGATTCAAAAACAACAACGTAAATGATGAAGCCTACATGCGTTCTGGTAACTTACCAGCTAGATATGAAATTATTAATGATAGTGCCAAATCTTATCTAACAGAGTCTGCTAATGCTACACAAACATTCTTAAAGTTAGCAAATACGTACTCATTCCCTTCATCTGGTACTTTGTATGTTGATAATGAAATGATTTCTTACACTGCAAAGACTACAAATAACACTGGCCAGTTCTTAACAAGCTGTTCAAGAGCTGCTACATTAACTCAATATGTTGGTGGATCAAGTAGAACATTCTCTGCAGGATCTGCTACTACCCACGCTAACAATACTGGTGTACAGCTTTTAAGCTGCACATGCTCACCTACTCTCTCTCACTGGGGATCTTCAGTAATCATGGATGGTGGATTTGATACTGATAGAGGATACTTCTTTAATTATGCAAGAACAAACTACTCAGTGTCATCCTCTGCTACAGGAACAGCTTTCTTGATTAGACTTGCTCCAACAGTAAGTAATAGCTTGCCTGGTGACATGGGTATTCGTGAATTAATCAATAGATCCCAGATTGTTTTGGAAAAGATTGAAATCATCTCAACTCAAAACTTACTAGTAACAGGTATTTTGAATCCTGCTAATACATCATCAATCACATGGAGTAACTTGAATACTTCTGCTCTTGGTTCTCAGCCATCATTCACTCAGTTTTCACAAACATTTACTGGTGTTGCTGCTCCTGGAGAACAGATTCTATCTACAATCGTATCGTCTGCTGGTGGATTAACTACTGTTGATCTTACAGCACTTAAAGAACTAGGTAATGCAGTGAATGGCGGAAACCAACAGTTTCCTGATGGTCCAGACGTCTTAGCTATTAATGTGAGAAACTTAAGTGGTTTAACTACAGCAAACGTAAACATTAATCTATTCTGGTCGGAGACACAGGCGTAATGGCGTACATAGGAGTAGAACCTGGAAGCAGGTCAATAAGAACAGTCACTAAACACGTTGCAACAGCCAGCCAGACAGTATTCAATGTCAATGGTGGATATGCAAAAGGTTACGTAGATGTTTTCAAACAAGGGTTAAAACTTGTTGAAGGCACAGACTATACTGCTACAGATAATCTCACCGTTGTATTAACATCCGGTGCATCATTAAATGATAAGATTGATATAGTAGCTTACAGTCCTCTAGCAATATACAGTGTTGTTTCAAAATCTGGTGATGCTATGACAGGGGACCTGACGGTTCCTAATATATCATCCACTGCAAATGTTATTGGTGCTAATGGTTACTTTACGCATCTAAAAGTAGATACAAATACAGTAGTAAACAGCTCCCTGGTTATAACAGGTAATACTGTTCAGACAGGTGATTTGAATCTAACTGGTAACTTAAACTTAAGTGGTAGTTTATCTATTACTGGTGAAGCAACTTCGGTTTCTACTCAGTCTCTGAGTGTTGAAGATTCAATTATTATCATGGCTTCAAATAATAGCCTTGATACTTTAGATATTGGTTTTGCTGGTAGATATAACAACGGATCAGCTAATGTGTATGCTGGTATGGTTAGAAACGCTACAGATAAAGAATTTTATGTCTTTGTTGAGTATGATACTATTCCAGGAAACGATATTGATCTAAGTGATCCATCGTTTCAAATAGCAAACTTACATGCAAATTTCAACGGTAACTTAATTTCAAATAGTGTAACAGTAACACAGTTAAACGCTACTAACGGAACATTTACTTCATCAATTCTACTTACAGGTGATGCATCTGGATATAGACAAGAGTCAACTTCCATCTATGGTGGTGATGCTGGTGTAGGATATGGTAGAATTGAATATCATAATGATAAATGGATACTTAATGCTGGATCAGACAGCTCTAATACAGTAGTATTCAGAAGAGGTAATGAGGATAAGTCTTGGGTTGATAACGATGGTAGATTCACGGGGCCTCTAAGAGTACAAGGTACTCTAATTGCAAATGGTAGTGTTGGTACTGCAGGACAGGTACTAACTAGTAATGCAACTGGTGTATATTGGTCAGCTGCATCAGGTGGAGGTACTCCTGGTTCAACCAACACAACCATTCAGTTTAATGATAGTGGTGTTTTTGGTGGGGTAGCAAACCTTACGTTTGATAAAACTACCAACATATTGTCAGTTGGTAATAGTACAGTAAACACCCATGTAGCTGCTAATGGAATCACGATTGCTGGTGAATCAGGTCTAGTTCCTTTCTCAAATTCTACAGGAACAGCTTTAGGACTATCAACAAGAAGGTGGGTGATATCAGCTAATACAGCTGACTTCACCGGTACTGTGACTGGAACTGTTGCTAATATGTCTACAAGCGTTAACTCTGCTTTGTTGACAGTAGGATCTAGTTTTATTGCTAATACTACTGGTGCATATCACACTGGTACTGTCAATGCAGCAAGCCTTACAGTTGGATCTAACTTTATTGCTAATGTAACAGGTGTGTATCATACTGGAACGGTCAATGCAGCTAGTTTGACTACGACTGGTGTAGTAGTAAACACCACTGCCATAGTTCCAACATCCAACAGTATTCTTCTTGGAAATTCAACAGGTAGATTTGTTTTATCAGCTAATACTGGTGACTTCAGTAGTACTTTAACTGGTACTAGTGCAAATATGTCAGTTGGAGTAAACTCATCATTATTAACAGTTGGAACTAGCTTCATTGCCAACACAACCGGTGCTTACCATACAGGTACAGTTAATGCAGCTAGCATCACTACATCTGGTGTAGTTACAAACACAACTGCTGTTACTCCAACATCTAATACTATACTTCTTGGTAACTCAACTGGTAGATTTGTTTTATCAGCTAACACTGGTGACTTCAGTGGTGCAGTCACTGGTACAACAGCTAATATGTCTACTAGTGTCAACTCCGCACTCTTGACTGTTGGGTCTAGTTTTATTGCTAATACTACTGGAGCATATCATACAGGCACAGTTAATGCTTCAAGTTTTACTACCACTGGTATATTAGCTAATACCACTGCTTTAGTTGCAACATCAAATACTATTCTGTTAGGTAACTCAACAGGTAGATTTGTACTGTCAGCAAACACTGGTGACTTTACTGGAACAGTAACTGGTACAGTAGCAAATATGTCAACCAGCGTCAATTCTGCTTTACTGACAGTTGGATCGGATTTTATAGCAAATACTACAGGTGCATATCATACAGGTACGGTCAATGCATCCAGCTTTACAACTTCTGGGTTGGTTGCAAATGTTACTGCATTGGTGCCAACATCAAATAGTATACTTTTAGGAAATTCTATTGCTCGTTGGGTACTCAATGCTAATAGTGGTAACTTCACTGCTAATATAACAATGAACAGTAATTACATTACTGGATTAAGTGACCCAGTCAATGCTCAGGATGCTGCTACTAAGGCTTATGTTGATACGTTCCAGCAGGGCTTACACATCCATGATTCTTGTGACGTTGCAACAACCGATACCTTAGCTGTCTTAAGTAGTGGCTCAGTAACATACAATAATGGAACATCCGGTGTTGGCGCCAATCTGACTTTAGGTGTAGCTTTGACTACCATTGACGGATACACACTCAACGATGGTGACCGTATCCTCGTCAAAAATGAATCAAATACAGCGCACAACGGAATATATGAAAGAACATCATCTACAGTTCTAACTAGAGCAACTGATTTTGATACCGCAACAGAAATAGCTGGTGGTGATTTCACATTTGTTACTAATGGTACTCTTTACAACAGTACTGGATGGGTGCAGTCTGATGAAGTATCAACGGTTGGAACAGATCCAATCACGTTCACTCAATTTTCTGGTGCTGGAACATTTACAGCTGGCAACTATCTATATTTGAATGGTAATCAGTTTAATGTTAATGCAACTACTACAAGTACTGCATCGGTTGTAATAGCAAGAGACGCGGATCAAAACTTTGGAGCCAACACTGCCAATTTATTAAATGTAAATGTAACTACAAACGCAAACCTCAATCAAGTTCAGCTAGCCAATCTTACTGTTTCTGATACAATAACTTTAGACAATAACAAACAAATTGGCTTTAAAACCCTTAGTGGTAATAAGGTTCGTTTGATTCATCAAAATGATGATAACACTGTTTTATATACAACAAATACCGCTGGTGGTGATAGAACCGTATTTTCACTTTTCGCCAATAGCGTAACTTCCAACTTACAGATTCATACTCCACTAGAACCGCTTGGTAAGGTTGTAGCAAATGGAAGTTCTGGTAGTTCGGGTGATGTTTTATATTCGAATGGTACAGCTACTTACTGGGCTGCTCCATCTGGAGGAGGTGGTACGCCAGGTGGATCTAATACTACAATCCAGTATAATGATAGCGGATCGTTTGGAGGTAGTGCTGGGTTTACATTTGATGAGAGTTCTAATAATGTAACAGTTGCAAACACATTCACTGCACCAATCATGACAACTGGTGCATCTAAATTCCTTGCAAATACAACCGTAGTTCAGTTTCCATTCTCATTCCAGGCAAACGATTCTGCAGTATTAATGCAGACATTCATGGTTGCAAATAGCTCTGGTTTTAATGTTGGGGCTAATGTTAATCTTACAACTACTACAATAAAGGTTGGAAACTCGACGGTAAATAGTGTAGTCAATTCTACTTCTTTCGCGCTTGGTAAACAAGTTAGTGGGAACTCTAACACAGTTTATCAAGTTTATAATGAAACAACTAATAGTTTAGACACGGTGTTCGTATAATGCCTACAGCAAATAGATTATATGCAAATGGAAACTTTGTTGCCAATACTTTTGATGAAGTGACTCTATCTGTTCACAGAACAGAATTGAATACAACCTATGCAAATGATTTAGACGAGCTAAATATTAGTCCAATAGCTTCTGGTTTAGCTAGAAGAATGTATGCGAATGGTATGTTATCTGTTGCAGGTGAGTTTGATGAAGTTACTAGTTTATAACACGGTGAATAAATGGCTAGATTAAAAAGTGGGTCAAGAGTTTACGGAACAGTTTACGCAAATACTGCCTTCACTATTGGTAACAATATAGCACCAATTTTTACTGCGAACACTTCTGGAATATATCCATTTTCAAATACTAATCCTGGAGCTAATTTTGGTAACACCACTTCTAGGTGGGAAGTTTTTGCAAACACTGCTGACTTATCGGCTAACGGCACTGTTTCAATAGAAGTAGGTGGTAATGCAAGAATAAACGCTACCGGATTTTGGGTTGGTCCTTCGGCTGGACCTCCGGGACCTCCAGGTCCCCCAGGACCTGCAGGTCCTGCTGGGTCTACTGGTCCAGGTACACCTGGTCCTACAGGACCAGTAGGACCTAGTCCCCCTGGTCCAGAAGGAAGGTTTGGGAATGCAGGAGAGGGTAACGGCTATAGACAACCAATTGGGTGGACAGGTACGCCAGCACTTGTCATAGATTTGTATTTTGATAATTTTAATTATTTTACATTCCTGCCTACGTATTATAATTCACAAATGATCACGATGTCAGGATTATACATACATAATGTACTGGCATCTAACGCAGCTTTAGCACCATCTTCAAGATTTGTAAGAACTCAATCTCATGGACTTTATTGGACTGGTTCGACAGTCACAGTTGACAATCCAACTGCTGTTGGAACATCTTTTGGTACAAACAGAGCATTATTTACCGGAAATACTACTAGTTTCTTTCTTACTTTTAACTCAGGCCATGTGGCTCCTGCTGGAAACAGTCTTCAGTATTTCAATTATTATATGTATCACTATTTTTCATATTAAATAATATTTACCATGGCACAACTTAAAGACGGAACAAGAATTTTCGGAGCATTTGCAGCTAATACAGAGCTTGCAATTGGAAACACTTCAACAGTTTTTGTTAGAGCTAACACTTCAGGAGTATTTCCACTTTCTAATACTGAGGGATCCTCTTTTGGAAGTTCTACTCAAAGATGGAATCTAGTAGCTAATACGGTTAATGTTTCTGGTAATGGTACGGTTGCTATAAGGGCAGGTGGAGTTAATGTTATTAACGCTACAGGGTTTTGGACTGGCCCAACAACAAACATTGGTGGTCCTCCTGGTCCTGGTGGCCCTCCAGGCCCTCCAGGACCGCCAGGACCTCCTGGAGCAGGACCACCAGGACCTCCTGGACCATCAGGAGCTCCTGGTCCCACTGGACCACCAGGTCCAGGAGGAGGTAGCCAGCCCAATATTGGTGCAACAGGAATATTTTATTTCGGAAATCCACCAGCGGTAACTCAAATTGTTGATATCTCAAGTCTTTTTTATCAAAACGCAACTTTTTATGGTAGTATAATGGTTAACATGCATGGACTGTATCTACCAAACGCATTTGGAGCAAACGCTGCAACTGGGCGAGAAAGCTTTCAAAGAAATCTGACAGCTGGAATTTATTGGAACAATACTACTTGGACAGTTGATGGTCTTGCATCATTTGGATCTGCTGGTGGCCCTGCTAACTTTCCTACATCAAGAGCTAACATTGTTGGAAATACAACTGGAGTGTTCCTTTCTTTTGGTATTAGATTACCTGCTCCAGGTGTAAACAATTCACAAACCAGTTATGCATATAGAGGTTTCACTACAGCTTATTAATTATTATTTTTATGGAGAGGAAAAATGGAAGTAACAAGAGCGCCTAGGTGGATGTTATCAAAAGAACGTACAGAAGAAAGAGATGAAACTCCTGTCTTGGTTTCTGTAAAATTTGTAGCAGAAAGTATTGATTTTGAGTTGAGGCCCGATGCTGAAGTACTAAATAAAGTTTGTATTTTTGCGTCCGTTGATGGGTTAACAACGGACGAAGGCGAACCCTGTATTCTAACTAATCCAGTTTTTGATTTTGACTGTGTTTTTGACCTAGATGCACCTGACGCAGAACATAAAGTATTGGAAGGGTTTTATAATCACCCAAGATTACAGGAAGTGATGGATTATTATAGGAAACGTTTTAGTCATATTTTAGAAAGATGAGGATATTATGAGAGGTGAATGGTGCTATTGGAAAAGCTATTTTGATAAATCATTTTGCGAGCAAGTGCTTGATAAAGGATTAAAATTACCTGGAAGAGAAGCAAATATGGGTCCTTTTGGTAATATAACCAACAAAGATTTTAGAACAAGCACAATCAGATTTATTCATGAATACAATAAAGAATTTGAATTTTTATTTGATATTGTATGGAAGCTTGCTATTAAAACAAATTATAGATGGTTTGATTTTCATTTAAATAAACTTGAATCTATACAACTTGCAGAATATGATTCTGCTGAGCAAGGTCACTATGACAAACACATTGATACGTTTTGGGTCAATCCATTAAAGTCTGGAGCGCAAAGAAAGTTGTCTGCTATAATTCAGCTTTCGGACCCAAACGATTATGAAGGAGGTGAATTTGTGTTACACGGTGCACAGATGGAAAAGCCTAAAAGTGAAGATATCAAACAGCAAGGAACAATTTTGTTCTTCCCTTCATTTATGGAACACCAGTTGATGCCAGTAACTTCTGGTAAAAGATATAGTCTTGCTTGTTGGTTTGAAGGGCCAAGTTTCAGATAATAAATATACAAAAACATTAAGGAAAATAAATGGCCGTACCTACAACAAGATCAGAATTCAAAGAGTTTTGCTTACGCAAGCTAGGTAAACCTGTTATTGAAATTAATGTTGATGATGATCAGGTAGAAGATAGAATTGATGAATCTTTGAGATATTTCTGGGATTATCATTTTGATGGTACAGAAAGAACTTATTATAAACATATTATAACATCCCAGGATAAAACAAATCAGTATATAACGATGCCTGAAAACATCATAGGGGCTGTTCGTATATTTGATATTGGTGATCCAATGGTGTCCAATAACTTGTTTGATATTCGATACCAGATTGCTTTGAATGACTTGTATACCCTCACATCCGTTTCTATGATTCCATACTACATGGCTTTTCAGCATATTCAATTATTGGAACAGCTATTAGTAGGTAAACAGTTCATAAGATACAACAGACACAGGGATAGACTACATCTTGATATGAACTGGGATAAGGTTACTGTTGGTAACTATTTAATTGTTGAAGCATTTGAGATTGTAGATCCAGAAGTGTTTCCGGATGTTTGGGCTGATAGATGGCTTCAAGAATACACATCTCAAAAAATTAAACAACAATGGGGAGCAAACTTAATTAAATTTACTGGTATGGAGCTTCCCGGTGGTGTCAAATTCAACGGTCAAAAGTTGTATGATGATGCAACCAATAAGTTAGAAAAAATGGAAGAGGAGATGATCTTGAATTATTCTCTTCCAGTTACCGATATGATTGGATAAAATGGCTACCAATTTTTATTTTAATAATTTTGGTGCTAGTCAAGAGCAGAAGCTGATTGATGATTTGGTAGTTGAGTCCATTAAAATGTATGGACAGGATATGTATTACCTACCAAGAACTAGAGTGGTTGATGATGCAATTTATGGAGAAGAGAATTACTCTACCTTCAATTCTCACTACTTTGTTGAGATGTATATAAAGAATGTAGAAGGATTTGATGGTCAGGGAGATTTCCTATCCAAGTTCAACTTAGAAATTAGAGATCAGGTAACCTTTACGATTGCAAGAAGAACCTTCAACGATGAGATTGGTTCCTACACTTCATTTGTAAGGCCTAGAGAGGGTGATCTTATATATTTTCCACTTAATAGAAAACTGTTTGAAATAAAGTTTGTTGAACATGAAGCCATCTTTTATCAGTTAGGAGCTTTGCAAACATTTGATCTTCGTTGTGAATTATTTGAGTATAATAACGAGGTATTCAATACCGGTATCGAAGAAATTGACTTGAAGCAGAGAGACATCTCTTTGAACATGTCAGATTTTGGTATTGTCACTGAAGATAGTTTCTTCATTACAGATGAAGAGGGTTATGATTTAGTACAGGAATCATTCAACATTAAAACACAAGATCCAATATCTGATAACGTGGACATTCAAACTGAGTCCGATGGTATTCTAGACTTTACTGAAATAGATCCTTTCAGTGAGGGAGTCTATTAATGTTTGGTCATGTATTTTATCACGACACTATAAGAAAGTATGTTATTCTTTTTGGAACATTATTTAATGATGTTTACATAAGAAAAGATAATGGTACTGAAGTAACTCAGAACATCAAAGTTCCCATCTCATATGGTCCAAAACAAAAGTTTATTGTGAGGCTGACACAGGACCCAAACTTAACTAAGCCAGTAGCTATTCAGCTACCAAGAATGGGTTTTGAGTTGGTCAGTATTGATTACGCTGCTGAAAGAAAACTTCCAACAATCAATAGAATGGCAGTTGTTGATGAGACTCAGCCTAATAAACTTTCTTATCAATACATGCCAGTGCCTTATGATTTGAACTTCAATCTATACATTATGGTTAAGCAAGCAGAAGATGGTACTAGAATTCTTGAACAGGTCCTACCTTTTTTTACTCCAGACTGGACAGCTACATTAAATTTAGATTCAACTATGGAGCACAAGTACGATGTTCCAGTTATCCTAAATAATGTAACATCTGAAGACACGTATGAAGGTAACTTTGATACAAGAAGAGCGTTAATATGGACCCTACAGTTCACAATGAAGGGATACATATTTGGACCAACTAGATCATCCAAACAGATTAAAACATCTTTGATAAACCTTTATAGTATTCCATCTGGTTCACCTTTGAATGCTAATTCAGCGTCTAATTATGATACTATTACCACTATTCCAACTGTTGCAGGTAAAACTATCAATGAAATCTTGGCAGATGATGATTACGTGATAACCCAAACTATTGAGAACTTCTATAATGATTAAGGATACTATTAGTGATGCTTTGAATCTTGCACCACTCAATCAAGAATTATTACCTGCTGAAAAGGTCATTAATAATGATCAGGATTCTGATTATGAGCTAGCTAGGCATAACATAAAAACTATTTTGGATAAAGGTAACGATGCTCTTGATGAGTTAATTTCTGTGGCTAGTCAGTCACAACATCCAAGAGCATATGAAGTTCTTTCTACTATGATCAAAACCTTAGCAGATACAAATAAAGATCTCTTGAATATTGCTAAGACAAAGAAAGAGTTAGAAGGCGATAGTCAAACTCAACAAACAAAGACAATTAACAATAATTTATTTGTTGGATCTACTTCGGAATTGCAAAAATTATTGAAACAGCATGGCCAAGACTGAAAGTTACTTAGGCAATAAAAACCTCAAGAAGGTAGATGTAGTACTTGAATTCACTAAAGATCAAGTTCAAGAGTATATCAAATGTGCTAGAGATCCACTGTATTTTATTGAGAACTACGTAAAAATTATTAACGTAGATCAAGGTTTAATTCAATTCAAGCCATATGAATATCAAAAAGATATTGTCAGGCTTTTTGAAAAAGAGCGTTTTGTTATTTGTAAGATGCCTAGACAGGTTGGTAAAACAACTATTGTTGTTGGTATCATATTACATCATGCATTATTTAACGAGAATTACAGGATTGCAATTCTTGCCAACAAAGAAAAGCAAGCACATGAAATCTTATCAAGAATCCAATTAGCGTATGAACATCTGCCTAAATGGTTGCAGCAAGGTATCAAAGAATGGAATAAAGGTAGTATTGAATTAGAAAATGGATCAATGATTCAGGCAGAAGCTACTGGATCATCTGCTATAAGAGGTACTTCACAGAACTTAGTTTATCTTGATGAATTCGCATTCGTTCCAAACAACATTCAAGAAAGCTTCTTTTCATCTGTATACCCTACTATTTCTTCTGGTCAAACTACAAAAGTATTAATTACATCTACTCCAAATGGATTGAATTTATTCTATAAGTTATGGGTAGATAGTGAGAATGAAAGAAACTCATATAAGAGAATCGATGTTCACTGGTCGGATGTACCTGGTAGAGATGAGAAGTGGAAAGAAGAAACAATCCAGAACACTTCTAAAGAACAGTTCAGACAGGAGTTTGAGTGTGAATTTATTGGATCATCTAATACGTTAATATCACCAGAAGTGTTGAGGAGACTAGTATTCCAAACTCCTATCACACAAAATGAGCATATTAAGATTTATACAGAGCCGTCAAAAGAAAGAATATACGTCACAACTGTAGATGTTTCTAGAGGATTAGACAGGGACTACTCTGCATTCATAGTGTGGGATATTACAGAAGCACCATATCAAGTTGTTGCTGTTTATAAGAATAACCATATAACACCTCTGCTGTTTCCCGAAGTATTGTACTCAGCCTGTAAAAGATACAACCATTGCTATGTCTTGATTGAAATAAACGACTTAGGTCAGCAAGTTGTAGATATTCTACATGAGGATTTAGAATATGATGGAATTGTATATACTCAAAAGAATCCGAAAGGAGCAACAGAAATTTCACAAGGATTCCGATCAAATTCAATAAAGGGTATAAGAACTACAAAACAAAATAAAAAGGTTGGTTGCAGTAATTTCAAAGCATTAGTTGAAAACGACAAAGTATTATTGAATGATATAGATTTGATTAGTGAACTTTATAGATTTGTTGCTAAAAATAATTCATATGAGGCTGAAGAAGGTCATGATGATTTAGCAATGTGTGGGGTACTGTTTGGATGGATGATGACCCAAACATTTGTTACTGAAATTACTAAGTTAGATATTAGGCAAAGAATTTTACTTGAAAGACAAAGAGAACTTGATGATGAGATGCTTCCGTTTGGAATTTATGATGATGGCCAACCTGAAGGAGAGGTTATTCCTCTAACTAAAGACGTATTGAATCAGCTACTTTTCCCTGACGAAAAAACTAAAGAAAAAATGGAAAAGTTCAGTGAATACGTCGGAGATACACAATTTTATAAATAGAAAGAAAACTCTTGTCTTTAGGAGATTAAAATGGCATTTCAAGTTAGTCCAGGTGTAAATGTTTCTGAAATTGACTTAACTACTGTTGTACCAGCAGTATCTTCATCCACTGGCGTTATTGCTGGCGTATTCAGATGGGGTCCTGTAAATACAAGAGAGTTAGTTGGTTCAGAACTTGAACTTACATCAAAATTTAGTACACCAACAAATATAAACCCTGAAACATTCTTTACTGCAGCAAACTTCCTATCATACGGTAGTTCATTGTATGTTTCCAGAGCTGCTAATACTTCAGGTATAGGTGTCTACAAAGCATCCACAACAGATACAGGTAATGCTGAAGTCGTTGTAGCAAGCACAACAGATCTCTCGGTTGGTATGAAAGTATTAGGTATGACAAATGTACCTGATGGATCTATCATATCAGCTATTGATACTGCTAATAGCACAGTTACATTTTCAGGCGTTACTCCATCCGCAGTAGAGACATCTACCAATGCATACTTCTACTCATCAAATGCTGCATTGAGTGCTATTGCATCATCTAATTCTTCGAATTTGATTGCTGTTGCAAACTTTGCTTCGTTCACTGTTAGAAATAGTGATCATTATGATACTATGACTTTCTCTAACAATGAGCTATACTATGTTGCCAAGTATCCTGGTGAACTAGGTAACTCACTCAAGATTTCAGTTTGCGATAGTGTCAACGCTTATAATAGTAACGTATCATTAGATTCCAACAACGTCAACGTTGCATTTGGTGTATTGACTGCTAACGTAGGAAGTAGTGTTCTTACAGTCACAGTAACTGCCCATGCTAACGGTACAGCAGGTGAAGCTAACACATCTGCAAATACAATTCTACAATCATTCAGAATCAATGATTTGATTGAGGTTGGCAACTCAAGTATTGGAAAGCAGTATCTAAAAATTACTGGTCGTCCAACTGTCATGGGAACAAACAGCCAGTTTGTTGTAAACTCAACAGTAAGAAGATTCTTCGTAAATGTTGACTCTAACTACACTTTAGCAGATAATTTCACTATCACTGGTAACAGTACTGTTGGTGTTCCAAGATATTGGGAATACTACAATCTATTTGATGGTGCACCTGGTATTTCAACTTACCAATCAAGTTTTGGTAATAGTGCTGCTGTTGATGAAATCCATGTTGTTGTAGTTGACGAGGACGGTAAGATTACTGGTACACCAGGAACTAATCTAGAGGTCTACAAAGGTCTATCTAGAGCTTCAGATGCCAAGACATCGGATGGTGCTACCAACTACTATAAGAATGTAATCAACGATAGTAGCCAGTATATCTGGTGGGCTAATCATAGAACTAGTGCTGATGCCAACACATCAAACTATTCTAACACAGCTTCTAATCTATCAAGCATTAACAATGTCAAACCACTATATGCTTCATTCCATAATGGTCAAGATGGTGATGGAGAATCTGATATTCAAGTAGGAAGAATTCTCCAGGCTTACGATTTGTACTCTTCTCCTGAAGTAGTTGATGTGTCGTTAATTATGACAGGTAAGTCACGTGGTGGCACCAATGGAGAGCAGATTTCAAACTATCTGGTTGACAATATTGCCGAGGTTAGAAAAGATTGTATCGTTCTTACATCACCAGAAAGAGCTGATGTTGTGAACAACTCTGGTCAGGATGAAGCTCAGGATATTGTTACATTCAGAAACTCTCTGAGATCATCTTCGTACTTGATCATTGATTCTGGTTACAAATATCAGTATGACAAATACAACGATGTATTCCGTTATATTCCATTGAACGGTGATATTGCTGGTCTATGTGCAAGAACAGATGCTCAGAGAGATCCTTGGTTCTCACCAGCAGGTTTCAATCGTGGTCAGATTAAGAATCTAGTTAAACTAGCATTTAATCCAACACAATCAGACAGAGATTTGTTGTACAGAAACGGAGTTAATCCAGTTGCAACGATTCCTGGTCAAGGTACTGTGTTGTATGGAGATAAAACTGCACTAGCTAGACCAAGTGCGTTTGATAGAATCAATGTTCGTAGATTGTTCATTGTACTGGAAAAGGCAATTGCTACTGCTGCTAAGTCCTCTCTGTTTGAATTCAACGACGAGTTTACAAGAGCTTCATTTGTATCTCTAGTAGAACCATTCCTAAGAGATGTACAGGGTAGAAGAGGTATTGTAGACTTTAGAGTTGTTTGTGACGAAACCAATAATACTGCTGGAGTAGTTGACAGAAACGAATTTGTCGGAGATATATACATTAAACCAGCTAAATCAATCAATTTCATCCAGCTTAACTTTGTTGCCGTAAGGTCTGGTGTATCGTTTGATGAGATTGTTGGTAGGTTTTAATTAAGGAGAGTCATAAATGGCATTCAATATTAATGCATTCAAATCGATAGTTAGTACTACCGATTTTGCAAGACCGTCGTTATTCCAGGTGTTCATTTCTACGCCACCTGGAGTAGCTCCACTAATTCCTTTCAGCCCTTTCTTGGTGCGTTCTGCTAGTTTACCAGCTTCGCAGGTAGGGCAGATTCCTATTGCTTATGGTGGTAGAACAATTAAAATTGCAGGCGAAAGAACATATGGAGATTGGTCGACTACCGTAATGAATGATGAAGGGTTCATCGTTAGAAACGCTGTAGAGAATTGGATTGAAATTATCAATAACCGTATCTCAAACTTTAGAGCGTTTCCTAGTGAATATAAAGTTGATCTAACTGTTACACAATATTCCAAGAAAGGACCTCCACTTAAGCTGATTAAATTGGTTGGATGTTTCCCGACCGCAGTAAGTGAAATTGGTCTTGATTGGGGTCAAGCTGACGCGATTGAAGAATATAGTATTACTTGGTCTTACGACTACTGGGAATGAAATGAAGGGAGCTGATTCTAGCTCCCTTTTAACACGAGGATAATATGGCCAGTTTTTTCGGGTTTGAATTTAAAAAAGTAACACCAGAGGAGCCTCTAAAGTCTTTTGTTCCAGAAACAAATGATGATGGTGCGGTAGTTGTTGCCGCTGGAGGCGCTTATGGGCAGTATGTTGATCTGGAAGGTACAGCTAGAACAGAAGCTGAACTTGTGACCAGATACAGGGATATGTCTCTTACTGCCGATATCGATAGAGCGGTAGATGAGATTGTAAATGAAGCTATAGTTCAAGAAACAGATGAAAACGTTGTTGAACTTAATCTGGAAGAGTTAGACTATCCAGAGAATATCAAAAGTATTATTATTCAAGAGTTTGATAACATCAAAAGATTGTTAGACTTTGAAAACAATGCTTATGATCTATTCAAACGATGGTATGTTGATGGTAGATTATATTATCACGTATTGATTGATGAGACTAATCCTAGACTTGGAATCAGAGAGTTAAGACATATTGATCCAAGAAAGATTAGAAAAGTAAGAGAGCAAAGAAAGAAGAAAGATCCTAAAACTGATGCAACAGTAACTGTCAGCCAAAAGGAATACTTTGTATATAATGAGAAGGGTTATAATGCCCAGGGTATTGGAAGTGGTATGGCAGCTGCAACTCCTGCTACTGGATTGAAGATAGCTAAGGATGCAATTGTTCATTGTACTTCTGGTGTCATGGATAATAATGGTTCAATGGTTTTGTCGTACTTGCATAAAGCAATAAAACCACTGAATCAGTTGAGAGTGCTAGAAGATGCTACTGTAATTTACAGAATATCTCGCGCTCCTGAAAGAAGAATATTTTATATTGATGTAGGTAATCTTCCAAAAATTAAAGCAGAGCAGTATCTTCGTGACATGATGATTCGTCACAAGAATAGACTTGTTTACGACGCCACTACAGGTGAAGTCAGAGACGATAGAAAGTTTATTACAATGCTGGAAGATTATTGGTTACCTCGAAGAGAAGGTAACAGAGGTACAGAGATTACAACTCTACCAGCTGGTGAAAATCTAGGCAAGATGGAAGATGTAGAATACTTCCAACAGAAGCTATATCAATCACTTAATGTGCCTGTTACAAGACTTCAATCAGAACAAGTATACTCGATTGGTAGAGCAACGGAAATCACTAGAGATGAAGTTAAGTTTGCCAAGTTTATTGGTAGACTAAGAGCTAAATTTTCTAATCTTTTTATAAAGTGTTTAGAGAAGCAGCTTGTATTGAAAGGTATTGTTACTGTAGATGACTGGAAAGTCATGTCTCAGTACATTCGCTTTGATTATGCTAAAGACAATTACTATGAAGAGCTTAAAGAGATTGAGGTAATGACATCGAGAAGTAATGTTGCTGGTTTGATGGCTCCTTACATTGGTAAGTATTTTTCTCATGACTATGTTCGTAGAAATGTGTTCAAGCAAAGCGAAGAGGATGTTCTAGGTCAAGATAAGAAGTTGAAAGCTGAATTATCTAATGAGCTATTATACCCTCCACCACCGCCAGAACCTCAACAATAAATAGGAGAAGTAATGGAAGTCGATCAACAATATAATGTTAATGATATAATTAAATACGCGTACGAGAATCAACCTTCTAAAGTACAGGATGTATTCAATGAGTTAATGAGTGGAAGAATCTACGACTCCATCATGCAAAAGAAAGTAGAAGTTGCCCAGCAATTCTTCAACCAAGATAGAGTTGGAGATGATATGGATGAAGCACCAACAGAAGAGGATATTGAAGATGGCCAAGACTCTGAGTAAAATTTTGGAGGTATATGCTCCAAAGTCTAAGGATGAGAAAAGATTCAAAGACAAGCACATTGTCGCAAAGTATAAGTTAGACAAACCAACAGAAAACGAAGATCAGTTTACTTCAGGTAAAGTCAAAGCTATTGATCGTCCTGGAACAAATCACGGATATAATACTGGTCAGGATGAAAAGGTTTATGAAGAAGTACATCCCATGGCTCTTCATGTCAAGCCTGTCAAAGTAGATGGTAAAACTAAGTATAAAGTTCACGCAGTTGGAGATCATCTTAAAGATGGGATCAAGGTAGGTGAGCATCTATCAGATACTCAACTAGATGATGCTTCCGAGATGGGTGCTAAAGTCAAGCAACTCAAAGAAGAGTCAATTGACGAAAAAAAACTCACTCCTGCTGAAATGAAAAAGCGTGAAGAGGTTGCTAAAGCAATTGCACGTGAAAATCCTAAAATGCCTATGGCAAAGAAGATGGCAATTGCAACAGCTACTGCTAAGAAGGTAGCTGAAGAGCAAGAGGTCAATGAAGAGGAATTATTACTTGATGAAGAGTTGAGTGAATTGCTGAGTGCAATCTACGAAAATCTTTCAGATGAAGCAAGAGAGATTTTCGAAGACATCGTTGAAAATAATCCAGAAAAGATGCTTGAATTTTTAGAACAGTTGGAGTTGACTGATGGCGTATAGAATTTTATCAAATCAAAAAGGCGGTAAGCTAGTTCTACTCTTCACATCTAATACAACATTAGAAGTAGCTTCAGCAAACGTAGATGCTACAGAGACCGTTAGTGGTCTTCACATTAATCAAATGTGGACTGGACTTGATGGTGGTTACTGGAAGATTGCTAGAGGCGCAAACACTATTTTGATTCATAACGGTTCAGATTACACAGACTTTGCTGGAAGTGGTGCTGCTATTCAATTGGATGCATCTGCTAATGTAGTTGTCAATTGTACTTCATCAAACTCTACTTTGATCGTAGACTTCCAAAAAGTTTCAAGTTTTACTAGCGAGTATTAAGAGGAATACAGATGAAACTGATGTGCGAATTAAACGAGGATGTTAGATTCCTTGTTGAAGAAAAAGAAGGCAAGAAGCAATACTTCATTGAAGGTATCTTCATGCAAGCAGACATCGCCAATAGAAATGGTAGAATGTATCGCTCTTCTGTTCTAGAAAAAGAAGTAGGTAGATATAACAGAGAGTATGTTCTAGAAAACAGAGCGTTTGGTGAACTAGGCCATCCACAAGGTCCAAATATCAATCTTGAGCGTACAGCTATTCTCATCAAGTCTTTAGTGAAAGAAAATTCCAACTTCATTGGTAAGGCAAAAGTACTAGACACTCCATACGGAAATATTGTCAGAAACCTTATGAGTGAGGGTGCTAAGCTAGGTGTATCATCAAGAGGTATGGGTTCCTTGGCTATGAACGACAGAGGAATCAATGAAGTTCAAGACGACTTTCATCTAGCAACAGCCGCAGATGTTGTTGCAGATCCTTCAGCACCAGATGCTTTTGTGAGAGGGATTATGGAGGGTGTAGAGTGGGTATGGGACAACGGAATTCTAAAAGCTCAGAAAATCGAAGAAATGAAGAGAACTATTGAGAAGGCTTCTAAGAGAAATCTCGAAGAGGCCAAATTAAAAGTTTTCCAGGATTTCATCAGATCACTGTAAATCTTAATAATATAAATAGTAAAGATACTTTTTTAGGAGTAACAAATGGCTACAAAACAACAACTAGATGAATTACAAGTGGGTGGTGGAGCTACTGGAGTTTCAATGGTTCCAGATGCAGGTACCAAGAAAACCACTTTACCTAATTCAAAAAGTCAAGGAGATATGTCTCCTCAAAAGTTACAAGGTGACGAAGAGGAAACTGATCCAGCGAACAATTCTAAACCAACTGGTGATATGTCAGCTCAGAATGCTGCTACAATTGCCACTAAGCCTAGTGCAGCAGGTGCATCAATGAAAGAACACATCGACGCAATGTTCAACGGAGAAGATCTTTCCGAAGAATTCAGAGAGAAAGCTTCAACTATTTTTGAAGCAGCAGTTCAGGCAAGAATCTCAGAAGAGGTTGCAGCTCTAGAAGAGCAGTATAGTTCTAAGCTAGAAGAAGCTGTTCAGGAGATTGCTGCTGAATTGACTTCCAAACTAGATGACTATCTTGATTACTGTGTAGAGCAGTGGATGAAAGAAAATGAAGTGGCAATCACTCATTCGCTAAGAGCAGAGATCACAGAAGAGTTTATGGACGGTCTAAAGAATCTCTTTGCTGAGAACTATATCGAGATTCCAGAAGAGAAGCTAGACGTCCTAGAGCAACTAACAACAAAGGTTGAAGAGCTAGAAGACAAACTCAATTCTTCTATTTCAGAAAATATTGAATTGATGAAGTCAATTGATAGCTATACTCAACAAGAGATCTTTAATGAAGTTTCAGAAGGTTTAGTAATGACTCAGGTTGAGAAGCTTCGTAAGTTGTCAGAAGGAATTGATTTTGACGACAGAGATACCTACAGAAAAAAGCTAGAGCTAGTCAAGGAAAACTATTTCCCATCTGACAAAGCTCCTGTCAAGCAAGAAAGCGAAGAAGATATCGCAATTGGTAACAATGATTTGGCTGAAGAAACACAGGTCAGATTCAATGATCCAAGCATGAAGCGTTATTTTTCCGCAATCTCACGCACAGCAAAATAATTTATTATAAATACAAAAAGATTTATTAACAATCCGCAAAGGAGAAGTACAAAATGATGTTAGCTGAAGACTTACAAAACAAGTGGGACCCAATTCTAAGTCACCCAGACTTGGCTCCTATCAAAGACGTGCATCGTCGTAGCGTAACAGCTGTTGTTCTAGAGAACACAGAAAAAGCCCTACGCGAAGCTAATCAGTATGTACCACAAACACTTACTGAAGCTCCTACTAACGTAACCGGTGCTGATATCGACACTTTTGATCCAGTGTTGATCTCTCTAGTTCGTCGTGCAATGCCAAACCTAATTGCCTATGACATCTGCGGCGTTCAGCCAATGACAGGTCCAACTGGTTTGATCTTTGCAATGCGTTCCAAGTACAGCAACGCAACAAACAGCGCAACAGAAACATTCTACAACGAAGTTAACACATCGTTCTCAACAGAAGTTTCAGGTGCTAACACACTAGGCCAGAAGCATGTTGGTGGATATCCAGGTAACACAACTACTGGTACTGCTAACCTAGCTGAAACAGGTATCTACAACTTCGGTTCAGGTATGGCAACAGCTAATGCTGAAGGTAACAATGCTTTCGCACAAATGGCTTTCTCAATCGAGAAAGTAACTGTAACAGCTAAGTCACGTGCTCTAAAAGCTGAGTACTCGATGGAACTAGCACAAGACCTAAAAGCAATTCATGGTCTAGATGCTGAGACAGAACTAAGCAACATTCTGTCTTCAGAAATCCTAGCTGAAATCAACCGTGAAGTAGTTCGTACAATCAACGTCACTGCTACACGTGGTGCTACTGAGAACACAACAACTACTGGACGTTTTGACCTCGACACCGACTCAAACGGTCGTTGGAGCGTTGAGAAGTTTAAGGGTCTAATGTTCCAAGTTGAGCGTGAAGCTAACCAAATTGCCAAAGCTACTCGTAGAGGCAAAGGTAACATGATCATCTGTTCATCAGACGTAGCTTCGGCTCTTCAGATGGCTGGTGTTCTTGATTACGCTCCTGCTCTAAACAGCAACAATCTAAATGTTGATGATACTGGTAATACATTTGCTGGTGTTCTAAACGGTCGTATGCGTGTCTATATTGACCCATATGCAACTGGTAACTATATGGTTGTTGGTTATAAGGGTGCTTCTGCATTCGATGCTGGTCTATTCTACTGCCCATACGTTCCACTACAAATGGTACGTGCAGTTGATCCTGATACATTCCAGCCTAAGATTGGCTTTAAGACACGTTATGGTATGGTTGCTAACCCATTCGCAGAGGGTGCAACTGTTGGTCTTGGCGCATTGACCAAGGACAGCAACGTATACTATCGTCGTGTTCTAATTGACAATTTGATGTAATATATTAAGAAGAACAATAATATATTATCTTACTTTAAAGGGGGTCCACAAGACCCCCTTTTTTTATTTGGATAAATAGTAGAGAAAGGAATTCACATGCCTGCTACTACTACAACACCAACCAATAGAAACTTTCTCTCACCATTAAATTTTAGAATGGTGCTCCAGAGAACTCCAACTGTAAACTTTTTCTTGCAAGGGTTTGCATTACCTGGATTGTCTTACGTTGGTAACTTGTATACACCTACACCTTTCGTTGATATGCCTATTCCAGGTGATCACTTAAATTATGCACCTTTGACAGTTTCATTCATGGTTGATGAGGATCTCACTAACTATCTTGAAGTATTCAACTGGATCAAGAACAACGCTGGCCCTACATCACTGACACCACCTAACCCTGGCCAAGTGTTATCAACTAATCAAGCTATTTCTACAGATTATACCAAAAACCAAAGATCCGATATTAAGATCTTTGTTTTATCAAGTGCAAAAAAACCTAACATAGAAGTATCATTTTACAATGCGTTTCCAGTATCTCTTGGAGAGTTACAATTCAGTACAACATCTCAGGATGTAACTTATTTGGAAGCATCTGTGACCTTTAACTATATTACGTACTCAATTGCCAGTGTATAGTTGATTTTTGTTTATAATTATAGTACAATACAGTCTATCATAGGAGGACTGTATGAGAACGGATGAATTAATTAATGAATGGGCTAAAGACTGTAAGATTGATAACACTGAACTTGGTAAAGAGTCATTGATTATTCCACAGCTTCATTCGAAGTATCTAAACGAATTTTACCTTGCAAAGACTTTATACAACAAACTGAGTAATGATTACAAGAAGCTCTTTAAAGTCAAGCAGCAGTATTATCTTGGTATCTTGTCAGAGGAAGAATTGAAAGAATATGGATGGGAACCTCAACCACTCAAAATACTAAAAAGCGATATACCTACATACATTGAATCAGATCAAGATGTGATTGAGATACAGAGTAAGATTAAAGCCACAGAAGATAAAATAGAGTTTATTGAAAACATTATACGTACACTAAACAATCGTGGATATTTAATAAAGAACGCTATAGAATGGGAAAAGTTTAAGATGGGATTATGATTGGCATAGAAAAATTCAACGAAGCATATATTAAGATACACTGTGACGACTCTATAGCTAAAGAACTGAGTGACTTCTTTACGTTCGAAGTTCCTGGTGCTCGTTTCAATCCTCTGGTGAAGAGGAAAAAGTGGGATGGTAAGATTAGATTATTCAATACAGGTACACATCATCTCTACGGTGGTCTCATTGACTATGTTATCAAGTTTGCAGAGCATAATAAATATGAAGTAGAGCTACTTTCTGATTTCTCTGATGATAGTATTGTTGATTTTGAAGAGTTCATCAGTACACTGAACCTTCCAATGGAAGTTAGAGATTATCAGAAAGAGGCATCTATTCATGCGTTGAAAAAGAGAAGGTCATTATTGCTTTCTCCTACAGCGTCTGGAAAATCTTTGATCATATATTTGATCTACAGATATCTTGGGCTGAGAACTCTTCTTATAGTTCCCACGACATCATTAGTACATCAAATGTTCTCTGACTTTGAAAGTTATGGGTATGATTCAAAGTCTAATGTTCATATGATATTTTCTGGGCAAGAGAAAGATCAAGACAAGAGTCTCTACATCTCGACATGGCAATCAATCTATAAGATGCCACGAAAGTGGTACCAAAAGTTTGATGTGGTCATTGGAGATGAAGCACATTTATTCAAAGCAAAGTCATTAACATCAATTCTACAGAATCTAACTGATTGCAAATACCGATTAGGATTTACAGGTACGCTCGATGGTAGCAAGACTCATAAACTTGTATTAGAGGGGTTGTTTGGTACAGTTAAGAAAGTCACTACTACAGCTGAGCTTATTGAGCGTAAGTATCTTTCTGAGTTTTCAATCAAGAACATTTTGTTGAATTATAGTGATGAAACAAAGAAGCTAGTTAAAGGTTCGACATATCAAGCAGAGATGCAGTTCCTTGTAGATTATACTCCAAGGAATCGATTCATAGTTGATCTTGCATTGTCCTTAAAAGGCAATACATTGATCCTGTATCAGTATGTTGACAGACATGGAAAGTCGATATATGATGAAATCAAAAACAACGCAGGTGATAGAAAAGTTTATTTCGTCTCTGGTGAGATCAGTGGTGAGACTAGAGATACTATTAGAAGAAGTGTGGAACTCGAAGATAATTCGATTATTGTTGGTTCTTACGGTACTTTCTCTACTGGTGTTAATATTACAAACTTGCACAATATCATTTTCGCTTCACCTTCAAAGTCGCGAATACGAAACCTTCAGTCCAT